CTTAAAGTGAGCCGCCCAGTAATCGGTCGCCCGCAATTCATATTGTGGATAAAGCGACCTGAAATAAACAAAGTTTCTTGCATATTAAAAATTGGTTTATTTTTCTATTATATTTTCTCATCTATATATAACTAATAAAAAAAATATAATGTACTCTGCTCGTCAACGACAAATTTATGCAATCAAAAAGGCTAAGCAAAAAGCTGCTCAGCCTAAAAAGTCAAAGTCTGGCTTTTCAATCGGTGTCCCTGGATTAATTAACATTGGAGCTAATTGGAAACGTCCACGTTCGTCAATGTCAACACGTCCACGCAGTTATGGTCGTGGAGCGTCAGTATTAACCAGAATCCCACAAACGGCTCGGGCTTCTATACCTCGGTCAATGCGTTATGGTCAAAGCTATAATGCGGGAGCCGTCGCCGTTGGACTTGATGAAGGCATTGTGCATGTCAAACATCGGGAATTTCTCGGCACAATTAATTCGTCAATCGCATTTAAGACGCAGGTTTTTGAGTTAAACCCAGGATTAGCACGATTAATGCCTTGGGGTAGCAGTATCGCTAATAGCTTTCAACAATATACCATAAAATCTATGGTTTTTGAATTTGTCAGCACATCGGCTACTTCGTTAGTGAGTGGGACTAATACTGCACTCGGTCAGGTCTCAATCGCTACACAATATGACAGCATTCAACCAGATTTTAGGAACTTGAATGATATGTTAAATAGTCAATTTGCTACATCTACTAAAATTAGTAGTGATTTGGTCCACGCCGTAGAAACGGAAAAATACCAGACCACGGCATTACCTTTATACACTCGTAGTGGTCGTGCTCCCGGCGACATTCGCCTTTATGACCTTGGAAAAACAACATTCGCAACCTATGGTGCACAGGCGGATGATAACCAGATTGGACAATTATGGATTAGCTATGATATATGCTTTTTTAAACCCATTGCACATAATCTGGATGGCGGAAATGCAGAAAGTGCTTTCTATACCTGCTATCCATTTAATGGCGTCAACCTTTCACCATCTTCACCACTCGGTGGTGGAGCATTCGCTGATTTTGACAATATTGATGTAATAATTAACCAGACACCATTACAGCAAAGTATAACTTTACCCGCTGGATCGTCTGGCTACTATCAATTTGTATTTTCATATTTTTCGTCTGGAAATGTTGGAGTAGGTCCAAATTTGCGGAATGCGTTTGGAAGTGTATCATTTAGTAATTGTGAAATAGTAAATAATCTATATAACCAGAATCCAAACTTACCCTTAGCAGGTCAACCAGCGGTTGCGGGTAATAGTTCAACTTTAATTACATCATTAACTAATACACCTAATTTTACATTTATAATTAATGTTATTGACCCAAATACACCCGCCGTTTTAAGATTTGATACGCCAGCTCCACCAAATACATGGTCCTAATTATTAGCAAGCGTTGAAACATCAACCGCAGCGTGTTTAAATATTTCAATTACACAGCTCAATATCGGTTATTCTAAGTGGGTCCCTCCACCTAAGGATATTGACAACTCGGCGTGTTGTGATTCATTACAGGCACAAATAGATGCATTAACATTACTCGTTCAAAGTCTTCAAACGGAAGTGGAAGAATGTTGTGATGATGAACAAGAAGAACAGGAAGAGGAACGCCGCCAAAATAGACGTATAACTATTTTAGAACATAAAGTAGCACATTGTTGCGACGATGATGACCATAAACACGATGTTGTTGAAGAACCAGAAAAGGTTAAAACGCCCGATTTGTCATAATTTGTTTGTTATAAAAAAAAAAATAAATAAAAATCATAAAATGGCTTCGGCTCAAAATTTAAACGCAAGCGTCTAAATTTTTACCCTCCGCCTCATAGTCTGGCTTCGGCTCAAAATTTAAACGCAAGCGTCTAAATTTTTACCCTCCGCCGCAAGCTAAATAAAAAAAGAAATATATTTAATAGCTCCGCCTTTATTATAGTCTATATGACGCATTCGCAATTTTAAATATCATTTAATTACTTAGCTTGTCTTTTACTATGTAAAAGCACTATCTATAACCAAAAAATAATATAAAAATAG